TATTCTTTTATAAAATTTTAGGTAATGATCCTAAAAAAACATTAGAATCTGAATTTACAGCTAATTATAATTTTGGAGGTGATAGCGACACTGACTCTGCTGTTAATTTAAATGCTTTATTTAATACTTATTATATTAATGTTTATCAAGCTATTAGTAATGGAGATGAATTAGGACAACTTATACGCCCTGATAATATAATTTCATCAGAAACAGATCTTAAAGCAACATCACAATCTAAAGGACGTTATACACTTTATAGAGCAAAGTAATTAAAAATATGTACATACCTTTATCAAATATTGTTGAAACTGGATATACTCAAGGATATAGATTCACTAATAAAATAGGTGAAAACTATATAGGATTTTATTTTAAAGATAATAAAGGTAAATTTTATTCTGGAAAAAGTTACACATCTAATACTATACAATTAATAGATACAATTCCTCCTATTTCTCTTGATTTAAATTCATTAACAAAAAATACTACTTTTAATTTACGTTATACTAAAATATATGATGGTAATTTAGATACACCATTATTAAAAACAGAATATATTGAACCTAGTGAGGATGATTATATTAATGGGGTATTTATTCGTTGTATAGCCCAATTAATACCTAGTATATACCCAGAAAAAAATATAGTTGAAATTACCACATCTACTTTTTATCAAATAAAAGATAATCCTAATATAATTAAATCATATAGATTAGCTACATTTGGTTGGAAATTAAATGGACCTATAGATGATGTTTATAAAAATAATATTAGAGTTAGAGATGGTGCTGTTAGTACTAATTTAAGATCATTAGCTGATGTTGAGAAAAAAATAAAAGGTATTTCTTTATATTTAGATAATCCTTTACAGTTTGTTAATGTTGCTATAAGAGACGATAATAGATTTAATTCATAAAACAGTTTGCCTACCTAAAATTTCTACTATATATTTAACCTAATAATAAAGGTTATGTATTACATAGTAGAGACTAAAGAACAACTAAAATATCTATTTGACAAATCAGAAATAGCCACTTGTTTTGTTAATATCATCACAACAAATGATAATCGCCATCCATCATTAACTAAACCATGTTTAGTATATTATAATGATGGAGAAAAAGGTTATATATTACCTATAAACCATAGTGAAGCATTTAAATTAGATTGGGAAACAGTTAAACAATTTATATGTAGTTTTCAAACTGTATGTGTTTTAGATAAAAAATTTCATTTATATTTTCTACCAGGTGATAATTTAGTTGACTTAAATTTTGACGTATATGTTGATGAGTCAGAATTTGACACTAAAGTACATATTAATTTTAATTGTGAAAAATATTATATAAATGAGCTAAATTCAATTATACCTATCTCAAAACATTATGAAAAATGGGAAAATATATATTATCGATTAACAGATAAAGGTTTATTATCAAAATGGTGTGGTACAAATAAATTTTTAAATGATATATACACTAATGTGTTTTATCAAATAGAAAAAAATGGTATAGGTATTGATCCACATAAGTTTAATAAACATTTTGAAACTACTTGGAAAGATAATTCAATTTACGGGAATACAGTTTTTACACAATATAATTTATACAATACAACTACTCGCCCGTCAAACGCATTTAATGGCGTTAATTTCGCCGCTTTACCTAAGGACAGCGCACGTGAGTCATTTGAACCAAATAATTATATATTTGTTGAATTTGATTATAGTGCTTACCATCCACGCATCATCGCTAAAATGATTGATTATAAATTTGAAGGTGAACCATATGATGAAATACCTAAAGAAATTATGTTTCAAAACTTATATGGTGGTATTAGGGATGAATACGCGTGGTTTCCATTTTTTGCAGTTTTAAAAGAATGGTTAGATAATAAATGGAAAGAATTTAAATCAACCCAACTTAACAGTCTAATGTTACCTTCAGGTATAGCTATACCTCAAACAAAAATAGAAAACCCAACACCAAACAAAATATTAAGCTATCTAATCCAGTCTTATGAAACATATTATAATACACTAACATTACAGCGTGTATTAAAAATGTTATATGGTAGAAAAACTAAAATAGTATTATACACATATGACTCAATACTGCTGGATGTAGCTAAAGAAGATATTAAATTATTATCAAAAATTAAACAAGAACTTGAAGCTGATGGATTCCCAACACGTATGAGTATTGGTGAGAATTATGGTGCTTTAATAAAAAAATAACATATTTATGACATGGAATTTAACAATAGAGGAATTGGCTAATAAGTTATTTGCAACCTTTTCAAAGAAGGAAGACATAGAAAAAACAATTGAGGTTATCACAACCCGCTATTCTATCTTATTCAATAAAATTTTTATTTTAGAGTCTAAGGATAGTGATGAATTTATCTGTACATATAATATTGATCCAGGTAATTTAAGTACAACCACTGTATTACCTAATACTATATTATTACACCGTAAGAAAGAATCAAACACATTATATACTATTAATGCTTTGAACACTTTAATTAAAACATTGAATAATGGTTATGCTGATCCTAATTATAAAGTTGAATGGACTGATTATAAGAACACTATCTTATTAACTAATGGTCCTGATCTTCGTAAATTGGAAACAACCATTTATAAGATTATTAATCTCTAAGTTTGGCCTTTGGCTTAACTTATCTTATATTTAATTCTAAAATAATAAACAGTTATGGATTTATCACAAATTAAAAGTCGTTTACAGACTTTGCAAAACAAAAGTAAAGGCAGTGGTAACAAAGAAGACCGTGCCAAAAATTTCTGGATTCCACCAATTGGAAAATCAGTAATTCGTATTGTTCCATCTAAACTCAACAAGGCAAATCCATTCAAAGAAGTAATGTTTCATTATGGTGTTGGAAATAGAGCCATGTTAGCATTAACTAACTTTGGAGAGAAAGATCCAATTGTTGAATTTGCTCAACAACTTCGTAAAACTAGTGACAAAGAAAATTGGTCATTAGCTAAGAAGATTGAACCTAAAATGAGGGTATTTGTACCTGTTATTGTCCGTGGTGAAGAAGAAAAAGGTGTTCGCATGTGGCAATTTGGTAAAGAAATGTACCTTGAATTATTAGGTATTGCTGAAGATGAGGATATTGGAGATTATACTGATATTCTGGAAGGTAGAGATTTAACAGTTGATACAGTTGGTCCTGAAGTTACAGGTACTAAATTCAACAAATCATCTATTCGTATTAAACCAAAAACTAGTTCATTAACTGATGATAATGAAGTTATTAAGAAATGGATTAGTGAACAGCCTGATGTTTTATCACTCTATAAAAAATATGAGTTTGATGAAATGAAGACTATGTTAGTGGAATGGTTAGAGCCATCTGAGAGTGGTAGTGAAGAAACAACTGAAGAAGTTGTTGAAACACCAGTACAAGAAGCTCCTAAGACTAACTATACTCTTAATACTAAGAAAAAAGGGTTTAATGAAGATGAATTTGATGAACTATTTAACAAGTAATTAATATGGCTAAGTCCACTAAAAGTGTAAATGCAAGTGTATCACAAGCAATTAAAGGTACATTTGATCTTGATAAGTTTAAGAAAACTAAAAAGTTAGATCAATCATCTAACTTTAAAACCCAAAAGTGGATTCCATTTTCACCAACTGTACAAGATGCTTTATCTATACCAGGTGTACCTATGGGGCACATTACTATAGCTAGAGGTGGTTCAGATACAGGTAAAACAACATTAATGATTGAAACAGCAGTGAATGCTCAGAAAATGGGCATTCTACCTGTTTTCATTATTACTGAAATGAAATGGGATTTTGCTCATGCTCAGAAAATGGGATTTCAATGTGAAGCTGAAGCTGATAAAGACACAGGTGAAATAGTAAATTATAAAGGTTTTTTCTTATACATTGATAGGTCAATTCTTAATTCAATTGAAGATGTATCAGCTTTTATGGCTGATATTTTAGATGAGCAAAAGAAAGGTAATTTACCTCATGATTTATTATTTCTATGGGATTCAGTAGGTTCTATACCATGTGACATGAGTATTGAACAAGGTAAAAATAATCCAATGTGGAATGCCGGAGCAATGGCTACACAATTTGGTAATTTTATTAATCAGAAAATTCCATTATCACGTAAAGAATCATATCAATTTACTAATACATTCTTTGTGATTAACAAAACAGGTGTTCAACCAGCTTTAACTCCTATGAGTCAACCTCGTATGACTAATAAAGGTGGTAATACAATGTATTGGGATGCTTCAATTGTAATTACATTTGGTAATGTTACAAATAGTGGTACAAGTAAGATTCATGCTCAACATAAAGGTAAAAAAGTAGAATTTGCTAAACGTACTAAAATCGCTATCGATAAAATACATGCTGATTGTGGAATTGCAACCACATCAACAGTAATTGTTACACCTCATGGATTCATTCCAGATGATAAAGATAATGAGAAAGCTTATAAAGCAGCTCATGCTCATGAATGGTTTGGTGAGGGAGTAAAAATTGATGAGATAAAAGTTACTGAGGATAATAGTGAATGGGAAGAAAGTAGTAAAATATCTCCAATGATTGAAATCGATAATGATGATGAACAAGACGTTTAAAGATATACTATCTAATATTAAGAATACTAAGCAAGAAGCCTTGTATTTAAATAGTAAAGTACTCTTAATAGACTCAATGAATACATTTCTAAGAAGTTTTGCCATGATTAACCATATGAATCCAAGTGGAGCCCACATTGGTGGGCTCACTGGGTTCTTAAAATCAATTGGCTTTGCTATTCGTCATATTAAACCTACTAGAGTTATTTTAATATTTGATGGTAATGGTAGTACTACTAATAAAAAGAATTTATATTCAGAATATAAAGCACATAGAAAACTACAACGTATAACTAATTGGGATGGATTTGATGGTAAAGAAGATGAATCTGCTTCTATTGAGAACCAAATGTTACGTTTAGTAGAGTATTTAAAGTGTCTACCTATTGACTTATTATCTATTGATAAAATAGAAGCTGATGATGTTATAGGTTATATAACAAATAAATTAGATAGTGAAGTATATATAATGTCAGCTGACCAAGATTTTTTACAATTAGTAAATAATAGAGTAACAGTGTATTCACCTATTAAAAAGAAATTTTATACACCTAAATTAGTAAAGGAAGATTATGGTTTATATCCTCAAAACTTTATTAATAAAAAAATATTAATGGGTGATAATTCAGATAATATACCTGGTGTTAAAGGATTAGGACCTAAAAAATTATTTAAATTATTTCCAGAATTAGAAACTAATATAGATATCACTTTAGAAAGTTTATTAGCTAAGTCTGAGGAACTAATTAATGAACATGGCTTATATGGTAATATAGTTAACTTTAAAAAACAGTTACTTATTAATCAGCAACTAATGGATTTGTCCAATCCAGATTTACCAGAAGACAGTTTAGAAGAAATAGAACAAGTATTAACAAATGAACCTAATAGATTAGATAAATTACATTTCATAAAGCTTTATAATGAGGATAGATTAGGTAATTCAATTCCTAATGTAGAGATTTGGCTTAATGAAATTTTTTCTTATCTTCAAGTTTATAAATTAAAATAGTTATGGTTGCTTTTAGCAAATTAAATCAATATGGTTTGAATTTTCAAACCAAGGTAATTAGTTCACTTTTAAAGAATAAAAAATTTCTACTTAACATTCGTGATGTAGCAACACCAGATTATTTTGATAATCAAGCACATCAATGGTTAGTAGAAACAATTATTAAATATTTTGATAAGTATCATGCTACACCTACACTTGATACATTACATATTGAAGTAAAGAAAATTGAAAATGAAGTATTAAAAACATCAGTAGTAGAACAATTAAAAGAAGCTTATAAATCATCTAATGAAGATCAAGAATATGTAGAACAAGAATTTAGTAATTTTTGTAAAAATCAACAGTTAAAAAAAGCATTATTAACATCAGTAGATTTATTACAATCAGGAATGTATGATGATATTAGAGTACTTGTTGATTCAGCTTTAAAAGCTGGTATGGATAAGAATTTAGGTCATGAATATGAAAAAGATGTTGAAGATAGATATCGTGAAGAATACAGAAATCCAGTAGCCACACCTTGGCCTGGTATTAATCAATTACTACAAGGTGGATTAGGTGGAGGTGATTTTGGACTAATATTTGGAGGTCCTGGTGGTGGTAAGAGTTGGTCATTAATTGCTCTAGGAGCAGCAGCTGTACAAGCTGGATTTAATGTTAATCATTACACATTAGAATTAAGTGAAGCTTATATTGGTAAAAGATATGATGCTTGTTTTACTAATATATCTGTGAATAATATTCAAAACCACAGAACAAATGTTGAAAAAACTGTCTCTAATTTACCTGGTAAATTGGTTATTAAAGAATATTCAACAGGTAAAGCGACTATAAGTACTATTGAAGCACATATACAAAAATGTAGAGACTTAGATCAAATGCCTGATTTAGTACTTATTGACTATGTTGATTTATTACGTGCTAATCGCTCAAGTAAAGAACGTAAGGAAGAAATTGATGATGTATATACAGCTACTAAAGGTTTAGCACGTGAATTAAATGTTCCAATTTGGTCAGTGAGTCAGGTTAATAGAGCTGGAGCTAATGATGATATTATTGAAGGTGATAAAGCAGCGGGATCATATAATAAAATGATGATTACTGATTTTGCTATGTCACTATCACGTCGACGTCAAGATAAAGCTAGTGGTACTGGTAGATTTCACATAA